CACGGGGGGAACCCCCGTGCGTCCTTTTCTTCTATAGACACTTTGTTGTTTGCTTTGAACTAACTTCTGCAAGTGTATTTTGAATTTCGATTTGAAGTGATTCATTGAGATTTCATTAGTGCTTTGCTGGAGTTTTTCGAGAATTGTGAGTTTGTGTTGGATTGTTTAGTGTCTCTAGAAGAGAAGGTAACTTTTTCATAACATAGGTTAATTATGAATGAATGTGTGTATGTTTGGTTGTGAATTGAAAGCTCAGCTCTGCACACAATTGTTATTCTTGTGTTATGAGTTTTGTTTCAGTTTGCTTGAAACCAGTTATTTTGAAAGCAGTTATGTTAGTAAGTATCCTCCTCCCAGAAGGAGCCTGGTGAAAGCAACCGCTAATTGTAAGTAAAGTAACTAGTTTAGTAAATTAATGTTCGTTTTATTATGTGCTTCGAATGTTTTTTAGTAAAGAAAGCATATACCTCATGTACTTGACATGTACTTGTTGTATGTATCTTTAAGATACAATTGTCCCATAGATCTGTTGTTCTCTAGTAGTTGAGACCTTATCAGTATGAGCAGAGCGTAGCCTATACCTCAAAACACACACTGTATCTGTTTGGAGCAGTGGAAAGAAGTTAGGGTTTTGCAGAGTGATATGATCTGCAATGTCAGCTAGCCGGCAGGTGTTCTGTATGCTAGTGATTACGCGTAGTCCTAAACCGCTGATAAGCTTTCCGAACGATGAACTAAGACTGTGAAGAATCTGTGGGTTGACCGACCATGGATTGTAAAGATTGCTATGGTACGCCCAGGCATGAGGTTGGCCAGTTCGGGGTCGCTCCGTTCATTTCCTTAATTACGATAATTACGATTTTTGTTTTGTTGTTTCCTTGTACTGTCTCTAATCTTGATATTTTTGAATTTATTGTAATTTAATTTTTATTGTATGTTAAAAATGGCTTGTTTCCCAGTTTTGTTTAGCGAGATGTCCGGAGCCGAGGTGAAGAAATTGGTGAAGTCTGACTTCATCAATTCTTCTAGGAGTTGGCTCCAGTCGATCTGGAGTGTTAAGGAGCGGTGTGGTGATCATCCGCACCTACGATACTTGGAGGCAATGTGTTGCCTCCAAGCTGAGTGTATTCGCCGGGATAGGCGGATAAAGAAGCGAGAGCATGAAGAGCGACAAGCTCTTTGGCTGAATGGTGGGCGAGAAGCCCATTATTTTAAAAAGTTTGGGAAGTTTGGTGGCCACCATGAATGGCTACTCAAACGTTTGGAACGACTCACAGGGATGGAAACCCGTGAGCGCGAAGTTGACCCCATTTGGGGTGAAGAAGTTTTTGATGTTGAGCATGATGAATGGGGACAGCCGATCCCCGATTATGTAGCTCCCCCTCCGCGTACTATATGGTGTGATGCGTGTGGAGGAGAACTGTGGGCAGATCATTTATGTCCACAGATGCTTCGTGAGGTGGCAGCCCGAGAAGCTGCGTGGCGTGCCGAGGAATTGGTGCGCAAGCAGCGGAAGGAGAGGGTGAAACCTCTAAAAATGTTGTTGAGAACATTGATAAAGCGTCTCACTGATTTGCGTCGCAAATTAATATTTAGAGGTTTACCATTTTATACGGGCTTGCCTGTTGTCAAGCAGCATTCTCCTGGAGCTGTATGGCAAATGGGAGATGAAGATGAGCATGGTGCTGGAACCACAACTGTTACTCAAGTTAGTAATGTCGTGGTTACAGAACAGCATGGAGCTAGTGTTGCCGCTGAGCCAGTGGCTCGCTCTTTAATATCATATGTATCAGGTGATTTAGTTAATAGGTATGATGAGTTAGTATCTAGACCTTACGTATATAAAGTAGGATCGTGGACGTCTGCACATGGTTTTAATAAAGAACTAGAAGCTATACGTCTACCAATAGATTTTGTTAAGTCCATAGCTGGTTCTCCTAATAGTGTTCCTTTTACTGTTCATAGATATTGCAGATCAGATATGGTTGTTAGAGTACAATTAAATGCTAATAAGTTTATGATGGGCCAATTACAAATGGCCTGGTATTATCAAGATAGTGTAGATTTACATTTTTCTAAACGTAATAATGTAGCTAGTAATAGTCAAACTCTACATTGTCTCATTAACGCAGGAACCTCTAATGAAGGGGTTCTGCGAATTCCCTATCGTTATTTTAAACCTATGATGGAAGTAGGTAAAAGAGAAGATAAGGTAGAACCATTAGATTTAGGATGTTTATATTTAAGAGTTCTAAATCCTTTGCAAGTAACTTCGTCTAGTGCTACTTCTTGTGCATATACTATATTTGTGTCTTTTGAGAATGCTGAATTTACTGGTATGCGTCATTCTACAGGGAATAATCCGCTCATTAGTAATTCTCCGCATGCTAGACCACAGATGGATATAGCTGCTGGAATTGTAGCATCGCGAGTTTTATCAAGTGTGTTAGATGGAAATAGGGATAAACCGACTACATCAGCTAGACCTACTTATTTTGCACCACAGACTGCCCAGTCTTGGTGTATTGGTAATGGGGAATCTGAGGATGCGTATAGTCTTAGACTAGCGCATGCTCAGGTTCCACATCCTAGTTCATATGTTGATGATCCTTTCACAGTGCAAAGTGTGTGTAGTAGATTTGGTTATGTTAAAAAGTTTACGTGGTCTTCGTCGCATGCTTCTGGTTCCAAGGTTATGGCTATTCCAGCTATACCTATGGGACCTGAGGAGCAATATTATAAACAAGAAACAGGTGGCGTTAATACTTTTGTTTTGCCTCCTGTAGCTTTCCTGTCTAATATGTTTGCGTATTGGCGTGGTAGCTTAAGATTAAGATTGGATTTTGTAGCTACCCAGATGCATACAGGTCGATTGTTAATTGGTTATGTTCCTGGTGATTATATAGATGATATGCCTTTAGCTAGATTGTATGCTTCAACATACGCAGAGTTTGATTTAAAGGAACAGCAGCAGATTGAGTATAGGATTCCTTATGTCGCTGATCGTATGTATTGGGATAGGTTTTTAAATCTTAGTATACGCGGGAGCGATGTTAGAGCTCCTGGATATGTCTATATTTATGTTTTAGCGCCATTGGCTGTTATGGATAGTATAGCTCCTTCGATAGATATTAATATGTATATAGCAGGAGGAGATGATTTTGAGTTGGCTGTACCAGCTCAACCTACAGTAGGTTTAAGTTTCTTCCCTGTTAGGATAATACCAACATCTGCTGAAGCTTATCCTATTGAGGGATCTTATGGTTTCTATGTTGGTACATATACTCATTTAGATATTAATGATAGAAAAGATATTAGTGATGGTCAATATTTCGCAATATTACGATATGGTCCTTTATATGAACACGTATCTCAATTTTTTATGCCTAAGAAACCCAATTATACCAAACCAATTTCTTATTATCTTAAATTGAAAAACTATGCTACTGATGGTTGGAGTGTTCGTAATCCGACAAAGGAAACATCCGTTAAGCCAGAGTTTTTCATTCCTTGGTATGACGGGGATTATGTTTATGTTTTACCGTGTAGGTCTGAAGAAGTAGCGAAAGAATGGTGTCAACGTATGAATAGGCATCATGGTGATTTTAATGCCTTTTTGTCGGCAACTTGTAGGCCAGACAAATTTTTCTTTGTTTATCCAAAAGGTGATGATGATGATCCTTATGTTGACACCGATGGTCATTTTCGTTGGGTGGTAATGGCTGAGTCTGGTAAGTATCCTACTTCACCTATAAATAATGAAATAGCTAGAGCATTTTATCCGCAGGAAGGTACTGATTCTTTAATGTTTAGTGCACACCATCAAATGGACAATAGACTGTCTGTTGATGGTGTTAATTTGAGTGGAACTTCTAGTGTTGCGAACTGTGGTTCCATGTATTTTGGTGAAGTATTTTCAGATTTAAAAGATTATATGCGTAGATATCAGCCTTATTGTATAATGTCAGTTTCAAAAGATGATTTAGCTAAGTTTAGACCGGGTGCTGTTATTTTTAGTTTTCCAGTACTTCCCCAGGGCCTTCAATTAGAGGTAGGTTCCGAGGATATACCATTTTGGTTTCAGAATTATGCAAGGGAAGGACCTATTCCATTGTTGCTTAGTGGTTATAGATATTTTAGAGGTAGTCTTAGATTTAGAATTATTTTCCCTGACTCTGATGCTATTTGGTTTGTGCAACATATACCCAATGGACGTTGGCACGATTCATTGGTATGGCAGCGCAAAACTACTGATTATTCTTTAGGATTAGAACATATGATTAATCACTCTTATGCTTATACTGTACAACAAGGTTCTATTAACCGTGTTATCAGTTTTGAAGTACCTTTTTATTTACCGTATGATGCTTGTATTTTGCAGAGATTTGATCAAAATAAGATTCGGCATACTGATTTGATGTCAGCTGCGACACTCGGAGAAATTCGAGTGGGGTTGCTTAGTTTAGGCGCATTGAAAGATACTGAAGCTTACCCTGTTATACAAGTAGCGTATAGTTTTGGAGACGATGCGCGTCCTTCAACATTCCAAGGCTTTCCTCCTGTTCTGTTAAATCAAGATATCCCATTGAAAGCCACCCCGCAAGGGTTAGGTGATTACTTTGGGGCTGCTAAGACTATGGTTAGTGTAGCAGATGAAATTAAGCGACTTGATATAAATAGAACAGTGGAAAAGACTGAGGAGGCGTTGGAGAGTATTGCAGAAGGATCAAAAGTGTTTGGATCAGCTATGGTTAAGTTAGATGATTTTACAACTAAGAGTTCAGAAGCATTTGATCTATTTATGCAAAATTTAAAAGCGTCTCAGGCTCCACAGGTTATATTACAGGCGTTATCGCAAATAGCACATGTAATTAATAACCCTACTTCTTCAACTATGTCCATTTCGATAATTAGTTTTCTCAGTTCTTTGGGTATAGTTGCAACTTCCCAATTTGGTGAGTTATTTTCTTTACTTACTCGCATATTTAGAGCTTTCCAGCCTCAACAACAAGATGGAAGTGAGGGGAATGCAGTACCTCAGATTGACGCTGAGGATTCTGTTGCGTTCGCCTCTGTGCTATTTGCAGGTATTAGCTCAGGTCTAAATATGCGAGATGTGAAGGCGTCAAAATATTCTAAGGGATTAGCGTTAGATCTTGTAAACGGTATTACAGCTGGGTGCAAGGATGGTAGTTTCTTTTTTCGTTTTCTTACTAACGTAGTGCAAGTTATTATTAAGATATTTAATTATTGTAAAGATAAATTGTGTCCTTTAACGTTAGGTTTAGAGAATATGGTTGATGATGGTGAAGTCATTAAGCGTTGGGCTGAGGAGTGTATATTCTTGACGGATACTACTCTTGAGCCTATGTTTGATGTCGTTCCAACATTAACTGAACGTGTACATGCTTGTTATATTATAGGTAGTTTAATTTATACTAAGCTTACTTGCGCTCCTAAAGGTGTTAATATAGCGGTGTTGAAAGATTTGTATCAGAAGATAGTTGTACTTAAAACTCAACTAGCTGATAAGGGTTTGTGTAGCGCTGTGCGGAGAGAGCCGTTTGTGATTGCTATGTATGGCGCTCCCGGTATAGGTAAATCGCATATGGCTTCAATGACAATATTGAAGCTTTTGCGAGATGCCAATATCAAGTACGACACATCTCCTATTTATTCTCATCCTGCCGGGGCGAAGTATTGGGAGAATGTGAATCAAGAACCAGCTATGTTGATGGATGATACATTTGTGTTGCGTACAGGTGAGACTGCTAATGAAGAGGTTGCTACTATGATGAGTTTGAAGTCGTGTGCGCTATTTACTCCTCCTATTGCAGCTTGTGATAGGAAGAAGAAGCGGTATGCTCCTGAATTAGTGTACTATCATACAAATGTGTTATTTCCATCTTTGTCGATGATGGAGTGTGCAGAAGCAGTGTATCGTCGTCGGGATCTTTTGTGGAGGGCAGCTTTTAAGGAGGGTACCACGATGGCTGATTATACAGCCGAAGAACTTGATGCATGCGATCATTTGCGGTTCGCGTTGCATAGAGCACCCCACGATAAGGATAGAGCTGATGATTGGTCTGAATGGATGGATTATGAGACTTTTTATAATATTACTGTTGAAAGTTTTAAATCATTTAGATTAAGGCAGATAGCAACTCATACTAAAAAGGTTGAGTTTTTAACTGCCGCTGTTCATGAAATAGATTCTTATCCCGAATTAAATCGTATGCCATTACTTGATGTGTTAAAATTATATACTTCTGGTAATTATTTTAGTGATTCTGCTTTATTTAGGAATGAAACTGTTCAATTAGTTGCCAAAGCTCAAGGCGCTGGCGACATTTTTCTTAAGTATTTATCTGATATGTCAATTTCGCAAAAAGATCGCGAGGAATTAAAGAACTTCTTTGATTTGTCAATAATCAAGGAGGTTCGAAGTCTCGTTGAGCATATTGCGAAAGGTGCTCCTCAGTTCGTGATTCCACCAACTACTTATAAGTATATAGCTTCTATTTGTCGAACGTCTTTGTGGTGTCAGATTTCTTTGGAGTTGGGTGTTCATACTGATGACTCTCAACATAAATTATTGTGTTGTTGGTTGGAAGCTTATGAAAAAGAAGGAAAACACTTATTGCCTCATACTAGTTCAAATTCTGTGTTGGTCGAAGATGTAATAAAACCTTGCGCGGAAGCTGAGGAAAAGGCTGAAGAGCAAGGTGAGGATTGGCTTAGTCAAATTAAATATGAAGGTGAACCGGTTGATAGTAAATTGTATACTGTTGATTCTGTTAAGCGTTTTTATGCTAGTAATACGCGGACAAAATTATGTTGTTATCACATTGATAAATTGGAGAAGTATTTAAAATTGGATGAACATGTCGAGGGTCAACAAGTTATGGTTAGTTTTGGAATAACTTGTACGTTTAGTAAAGATCGATTTATTTCGCAGTTAGTTTCGATTGGTTGTCCACATTTCTTTTCTTTTTTACGACCTAGTTTTGTAAAAGTTTTAAGTAATATTTGTTGTATGCATGAGACGAATGTAGCTCATTGGTGTGCTCTTAATACAACATGTGGCTCTGAAGAATGTATGCTAGATGATTTTGTTCCAGTATTAGATGAATGGACAGATTGTTGCAAAGGGAGCAAGTGTTTTCGCTTCAGCAAGCAGTTGCGGGAAATGTACTCACGCATTTATGCGTGGGGACATCCCAATATTGTTGCTGAGATGGCTATGGATGGTCCATCTTGCCCGCAATTTTTCCGGCCTATTACAGTAAAGGATCGTCTAGCGATAGTCCGCCCACTGATAGTTGATAGTTTGAAAGCTATACGTCAGTGGACGGACACTTGTTTGGATAAGATCTGGGGAGCCATGCGTGTAGTAAAAGATTTTTTTTTGCAACATGGTAAGTGGCTCCTTGGAGCTCTCGCTGTGGTAGGTGCTGGTTTCGCATTGTATCATAGACAACCAATTTGTGAGGCTGTTAGAGATGTTAAAGATAATAAAATACCGGAAATGAAAGAAAAGCTTTATGATTTTGGAAAGAAGATCTGTCGTCAGAGAGCTATGTTGTCGGGTGCGACGCCAGAATTTGCTGAGTATTTGTATCCTCGTTCGGCTGTAGATTTAGATGCTTCTGAAGCTATAGATAAATCTTTGTTAGGTGAGCATCAAGTAATGGCGTCTGGGGATCAGAAAAATGCAGCTGCAGCCAATAGAGTCAGTTTTATTGCAAAGACGATCTCACAAGCATCGGCTATAATGCCTACGGCTAGACCTCAGATGAATCATGAGGATGTGATAGTGGATCGGATTTGCCGCAATACAATTTCTATTGTTGCTTTTAAAGTAGATGAGACAGGTAAGCCTAGTGTTAGTCAGAGTAAGTATGCTAGAGCTTTAGCGTTAGGTGATAGATACGTACTTACTAATTTACATTGTTTAGAACTTTTTGATCACTTTAAGTATACTTATTGGCGAATTTTTATAGCGGATAGAGTTTGTGAGGTTAATATGAATGATGTGCGATGGGTAAAGTGTGACGACTCTACTTTAGCAATTATGCGTATGCCAGCAAACTTTCCGCAATTTAAGCAAATTGTTAAGTATTTTGCCTCTGAAGCTGATCATACATTTCGACGACCAACTGAAGGGCAGTTAATTAGTATAAATACGAAAGGTGTTACTTATAAAAATTGTAAAATTTCTGTGCGTCATCAGGTGCTGAGTATTGATGGTATGGAAGGCATTGCTCCTTGTGAGATTGCTAACCTTTATGAATACGATGCTCAAGCTCCTGGGATGTGTGGTAGTTTGTTGTTGGCTCCTAAATTGAATTGTCCTATAATTGGTATGCATATAGCAGGTCTTCCAGAATGTAATATAGGTTTTGCGGAACCATTATTTAAAGAAACTTTTAGTGTACTCTTTGAAGGTATAATTACGGATTTAGTTGAACCGGAATTTTTACCAGTATCATTAGCGCGGATGGATTTGCAGACGACTGTGTTCCCTCTTGGTAGTGTTGGTTCGCGCATGGCGCAGAGACAATCGGTCAAGACAGGGATAGTGCAGTCAGCAATTTATGGTTTTGTGCAGCCAAAAACTGCACCAGCACCGCTTGTAGCAAGTGATCCACGTCTTCCTCCCAACTCTTCACCTTTGGTGAAGGGTTGTGAGAAACACGGGATCGTAACTAAAAATTTTTCTCCAGATGTGATGCAGCGCACTCGGGAACGACTGCTAACGCATTTGCTTGCAAAATGCAAGCCGAGGCGTAGCGGGCGTTTGGTCTTAACTGATCAGCAAGCCGTATGCGGTGATCCACAGTTGGATTTTTGTGACCCTTTGAATTGGACTTCATCTGCAGGCTATCCATATACCGCTATTAAACCAGCTGGTGTTTCGGATAAGAAGTGGTTGTTTGATCTGGAGGAGACCCCTACTGGTCTTCATTTGAAGGATTACAATGAACCTTTGAAATCAATTTTATTATTTAAACGTAGACAACGAGAGGAAGGAGTTATACAACCCACTATTTTTACAGATTGTTTGAAAGATGCTAGGATTGCTATTGAAAAATGTAGCAAACCTGGTAAAACTCGTATTTTTTCTATGTCTCCAGTAGATTATACAATAGATTTTAGAAGATTTTTCTATGATTTTATAAGTACATATCAGTCAAAACGTTTTAGTAATTATAATATGATAGGAATAAATGTCTTTGGTAAAGAATGGGATGTATTGGCAAGAAAGCTTCTAACTTATAAGGATGTGTGTACAGGCGATTATTCCAATTTTGGACCTGGATTGAACGAAGAAGTGGCCCAGGCTTGTTTGGATATTATTTTGGCTTGGTATGATGAGTTTGACCCAGAGCAATCATTGGATGATCGCCGCACACGTGCATGTTTGGCAGCGGAGTTGATAGGCAGTATGCATCTTTGTGAAGATTTAGTATATAGAGTGGTGGCAGGTATTCCTTCAGGATCTCCTATCACCGTAGTTTTAAATAGTTTAGTTAATACTTTTTACTTATTTGCTGCTTGGGATATGTTGAGTGTAGATTGGCCAGTAGAGTTGCAAGGTTTTCAAAATTTTGATAAAAATGTAGTTCTATATACTTATGGTGATGATTTTATATTTAGTATATCTCCAGTTTATAAAAATTTATTTAATAGTAAGATCTTATCTGAATTATTTAAGAAATTTGATATAACATTAACGGATGCTTTTAAGGGAGAAGAGGTTACTCCTTATAGTAGTTTGGAAGAAGCAACTTTCTTGAAAGGATCATTTAAATATTTTCTTGGTCAGTATTGGTATGGGCTAGATACTGATCAAATTTTTGATATGGCAAATTTTGTTAATAGTAAACATAATACTTTAGAATTAACATTAGTAAATGCTGAGCAATCCCTCTTACATGCCCATGGACATGGTAAGGAATTTTTCAATGTAGTAAAATCTAGATTGGGAAATGCTTTTAAAGTGATTGATGTAGCATTTCAGGGTCGTACATTCGAAGAAATTACGACACTGAAGCGTACAGTTAGCGATGATCCTTTATATGAGAGAGCATTGAAATATCTCTTACCATTGTTTTGATATCTTAGTTAGGAACGTTAGGCTAAGGTAGGAATTAGTGATTTGGGAGTGGTATTCCCCTAGAGATCCTGGATCTCTTAGCGCGCAGTGATTCTGCTAGATAGATAGCTGTGGCGGCCCTTTAGGGTGAGCAAGCCGAGGTGAAGGAAAACCCCCCCCAAAACCCTTTTTTTTTCTTTATAATACCA